TTAGGTAAAGAATTATCTGCAAAGGTGGTTACTTGCTCTAAAATATCAAACGCCTTATTAATACTTTCTTTATCAGTTAAGTAACCACATTTCACTAAAACATCAACTGCACCAGATAACTCATTTAGGTTTTTTAAACAATCCAAAGGTAATAAAGAAGTATCTATCACTTGGCTTGCTTTTTCTTCCAAATATTCAAAAACTTGTTTTGTCATATATCCCCCGTCAAAGTGTCTAGACTACGCCTTGAGACACTCAAAATTTATACAAGATTTAATAGTTTACACGATGTGTCTCAATTCCCCTGAAGACACTTCTCTGTTAATTCTACGTCACAACAAATAGACGGTTTTTGTAGTCAGAGTGAATGATTTCAAATCGTTATAAATCCCAATTTGGGTCACGTTCAAGACCTCTTTGTATGTAGTTTTCAGCATATTGAATCGGTTGCTGACGTTGTGGTACCTGCTCAACAGAATCCTTTCTCAAAGCTTCTGTATTCATAGGTTCATTACGTGGTTGAGCAAAATAATTAAAAGGTCGATCACCTGCATGTTTTAAGAGTCGTCTGCAATCTGATTGAGACACATCATGCAAAATTGTACCTTGCTGGGTATATGCTACATAACGTCCATTCTGCTTCATACAACCACTAAACACAGGCTTTGACGTAATCTCATAACTGACTTGACTAGCATCAATATCATAAGGCTTGTTGGGGTTGTATTGAAGCACAATACTTTGCATATCATTCTTTTCTTTTGCCAATAATTCAGCATTTCTTTTTGTAGGATCGCGTAAATCTGCACATTGCTCAATGGTTAAACCGTACTGTTTAGAACACTGCTGATCTAATAATAAATTCTGTTCGTCAGTCTTCTGATTAGCTGTTTGATCAGTCTTTTTACTATCTTTTTTGGTATCTGATGCACTTTGTTTATCCTCAAATCTTTGCGGGTTAAAAGATTTAGTATTCATTAAACCAAACACTACAAAACCAGCTATTCCTAAAATAATTGATACATAGATAAATAACTGTTTTGGTAACTTAAATTTGATACTGGAATGGTCAGACGCAGAATGATAAAGCTTTTGATATTCGTCTTTAAAATGAAACCGATAATGGTCGAAATACTTCTTATGTTTAGCATTACGATTTGCAGCAGGTTCAGGACTAGATAACCACTTATCAAATACAAAAACATTTGTATAAGGCGGTTTAGAACTAGGACGCTTTATGAAGTACATCTTATCAATAAGCTTATGAATACCTTTCTCTATTCGCGCAGGGTCCTGAGTAATTAACCAAATATCCTTGTTGAAATGACCATGGATTGTAAGGTCCTTAATCATCTGATCTTGAGAGTATTGGTTACCTTTATACTCATATGCTTTACGCATATGTACTTCATCATAAATAATAATTGAACCATCCGGAGTATCACGCCAATCGTCTGGAGCAGGTTCAACTTCAGGTATTCTCAAACCATCAATATCGCAATAAATTTGTCTTGCCGGTTTACCTTGTTCTTCTAATTTTTTATTTTCTTCAAGCATATCTAATATGGTTTTCACCATAAATTGAGATTTGCCATTACGTGGTTGACCACATACTAAATTAATCACTTTTTCGTACCCCAACTTGCATACTTGATAATGCAACACGTAAGGCAATAGCAGATAAAACCATACTGATAGCTTGATCAAATCCACTTAGACCAACAACATACAATACGTTGCCCAATGTGCCCCAATAACTTTGAATAGTGCTTACAGCTAAGGAAAATGCTCCTTGTGTTGCACCGTATGTAAATAAAGAAAGTCCAGCACCTTTAAGTAATTTTGAGACGGCACTAGATAAAATTGTTTCTGATACTTTAGAAAGAAGACTAGCTAAACTCATAGTTAATCTTCTCCCTTAACATTAATACCCGCAACAATAAAAGCTGAAGTAATAGCACCAACAGCCAACACAGCAGGCTTAAAGAAAGTAAGAGCATCACAAACAGGTTGATAAGGTAATTCAAGAGTATAAGTCTGGCCCATTAAAGTGAATTGAACAGAGTCTTTTGGACAAGCATCCGAACCCGTAAGTGTTACAGTACCTGCCGATACATCTTCATCAAATTCAACTTTTTCAGGGTCTTTCTGTTCAGGATCTTCTTTCATCCATTCATCTGTTTTTTTCCAATCGTCATACCATTTACAGACCGTAAAAGCCCATTCACAAAATACTGGAAACTCAATTGATATGGATTGACCACCAGTCGGATTTCCTTCAGGGTCTTTAATCGGTTCGGCTTTACCGTCAGCAGCACCACCATCTTCATCCCATGTGCGATCATTAGCATTAGGTGCAGATTCTGAAGGTGGATTAGCATATTGAGGCGAACCATAAGGAGCAGGTTGATTATTAGGTGTGGGTGGAGCGTTCTTTAATTTCTGGTCCATCTCATTAGCTAAATCATCACCAACACCATTACCTGAGTGTTGATAGCTATCAGCTACAGAGCTATTCATAAGACCAGTATTAGCAATAGGATTATAATGTTCTGGTTTTACAGGATCGTTATAGCCTTCACCCATCATTGCAGCCCCTAATAACTCAGGTGTTAAAGGAATTGTTTGATCTTGGGGTGGTTCTCCATTTGGATCATAATCTGGATTTACAACATACTGAATAGTAACGTTTCCGACTAAAGCGCCAGAAGAATCAAAAAGATAAACTGTTTTATAATCAGCGTTAATAGTGTCTTTTATTTGGTAAGAATGTGCCTGTTTTGATGAGGCAGCAGTTGAATTGTGATAAGCCATATATGCAGCAGCAGCTGCAGTAGTAGTCGAATAATAACCAATATTTGTCCAATGCCATGCACGTGGTAAAGTTGGGTCTTTGTCTGGGTCAGCAGGTTTTTTCTTTACATATGCACCATCTTCCATAACCCAACCAATTGCTTCAATAAGCTGAGTCGCAGCCATAACACCAATCATTTGAACGCCTGGATTCTTTGCATAGAATGCAACACGCTTAAACATAGATGCACCCACTTTTGAAGCTGTAGGCGATGCTTCTGCAATAGCAATTCTAGTAACTGTTCTTGTTTTCGCAGTTACTGGATCAGTTTCAGTAAATGATCTAGCAGATCGACCGTAGACACGTCTTGCATAATCTTCACGGTTCTGTTGTAGCTTAATTTCACGTTGAAGCCACCAATCACCATCATCGGTAGCATTAGCTTCATTTATTAGAATTATTGGTGAAAGGATAATTGAGAGAGATAAGTAAAAGCGGATTGTTGTTGAAATTGTTCTTCTTAAAACATTTTTATACCAATATAAATCATCATTAATAGCCATATGTACGCCCCAATATCACCCATGCTTCACCCCGTAAACGCGACTGCGAGCCCTCGCGCGTTTACGGTGGCTCGCATGTAATACACTGGTTCTTAGAATGCAGAACGGATGTATTTAAATACTTTGATACCTAGCGGAATCAAAATTGCAGCAGCAGCTACAGTAGCACCCGCAACCTGAGCACCAGACAACTCCCCAGTAATTTCAGTTACATCAATAGCAGCATTCGATGCAGCAGTTACCCCCGCAGCCGTAGCAACTACAGCAGCTTGTTTTAAACGTTGAAGCATTACTTGTTTTTTAGTGTTCATGATTGAACTCCTTACTTTTCAAAAATTTGCACTCGTATAGTTTTTAAACTCCATACGACTGCCAGACATAACCAAAAAGCGCCCCCAATTGTTGTAGCTTCGGCGTAGCTTAATGGTGGTAAATAAAGGTCAGCTTGACCCCATTGAAGACATGACTGCACCCCATTAGCATCAGGTGACGATAATTGCTTACAGACCATGTCCATTTCTAAAATCCCCAATTAGAGCCACTGGCTTGCGCTTTTAAACCACGCCCCCAAAAGCCAGTGGTATCTGTTATTTACACTTGTAAAAATGGATGCAATAACTAGAGTGTTTTGTAAACTTTTTACCGCACTTCTTGCATGTATAAACATATTCTGTCATAGTTAAATTACACATAAGTTATTGATTTAATTGACATATTATACATTATACGAAGTGTTATATAGTTAACACTTTGATATATAAAGATATTTAATCATCCTGTAGAACTATTTGACCTGTTCCACTTGTTCTAAACCAGATCTGCTTTGACTTTGTTAAACCTTCTTTAACTTCTACAGAAACCATTTTCCCTTTAGCTTCCTGATAAGTAGGAACTAAATAAAGATGATCTTTGGAAACTGCAACACGTACAGAAGCTGGAACTTCTTGTTGTAAACCAAAATCCCATTTGGTTCCTTTAAAAACTAGACTACAAAAGTCACCAGTTTGAACATCTAATAATTGAGCTGTAATACTGAGCATAATTAACCTACCTTAGCAAAGCGTGATTCAGGTTCTTGATACCAATCTGGTACTTGATTCTGAAAATCGATTTTGACGAGCTGAACGAATGGAATAACGTTATTTTTTGATTCTGAATCAAGGTTTTGCAAATAAGCCTTTGAAAAACCGCAACTCATTAAATCTGATATATATTGATAATATTGTGACTTACTATATTTCTTCTTAAGTTCATCAGAACCATGAAGTTCCAATGCACAAAAGAAATTAAAAATATTACGAGACTTAGTTTGTGATAAACGACCTGACTTTGTATAAGTGTCGAATTTAGCGCAGATTTTTCCAAATACAGTATCGTGATCAAGAGCCTTCATCGTATGACCCTCCAATGCTTCAAAAAGTGGTTTATTTGCTAGTTGCCAAAGATCAGTTAAAAAATTAGGGTGTTCAGATTGATATTTAATAAGATCAAATACATTGAGTGGAATATTATGTTCCGTTAACCACAAAGGTTTAAAACGAGTTTCTAAACGTAGTAAACCCTGCATAAATTCAATTACACGAGGGTCTTCCATTGCTTTAATTACACGCAACGCAAAAACTTCACCTTTAGAAGCTTGACGTTTTAGCTTTGCAAGCTGCAATTGAAATTCAATTGACTTGCAATAAGCCTTACGGCACAAGCGTTTAGAATTAGGTGAACCCCAATAAACTGTGGAACCATAAACCAATTTAGATTTACGAAGTGAGCCACTGGAAACTTTACGAAGAAAGTCTAAAACCTTGCATACTTGATCATCATTTCTTAAACGTGCTGAATAAGTCACATCTAAATTGACAATCTGAGCATTCGGAATATCTAATATTTTATAAAGCTTAGGATGAGATTCCGCTAAGAAACCAAGCATTTCAAAAACACCTAATTCCAAATTATCCGAGCCAAAAATGTTATGACCCTGCATAATCTTTGCAGGACTACATTTGATCATGACATGCGGTTTAATTTTACCTTCATGAACTAATTTAAAAGCAACATTAGTAAATGAAGTGGGTAAATCATCATAAGGGTGATACAACGCACCTACTTGCATATTGCCCTGCTCATCCAAGTAAACATCTCTTGAACCTACAGTGACACCAAGCTGTAACAAATCACAAGACAATAGAAAATGCTTGCCATCCCTATCCGAGATAACAAATTCGTCTAAGACGAATAAGCGCATTTCTATAAAATCAATCATGAAAAGTTACCAAGTAACTACGTTTAAGAAATTAAACAAAATTACCAAGTAACTTGTCAACCTGTAAAACAGGTTAATATTAAAAAAGTTACCTAGTTATTTAGTTACAAGGCGTTTACAAATGAGCAAAGTCTACAAAATCCGTAGTGAAGAAGTTGAAGACGTAAAAGAGACACTAATGAAGTTTGTCGTGCAAAAAAAATCACTCATGGCTGAAAGCGATGTAATACACGCCCTAATCAAATACCATTTGAAAAATTTAAAAGCTGAGGAAGTGATGAAATATAGACAAGAAGTGTTAGGTAAAGACGAATAAAAAAATAATATATTCCGAAATATCGGACTTAAGTACGACATTAAACAAGTCGTACTTCTCCCCTTCACTAAGCTTCGCATAATGCAGATTGATGTTAAAAAGCCCCGTGAGACTATCTAATCTTCTCACTGGGGCTTAGTAACATAATCTGAACATCACATTATACGAAGTGTTTTATAATTAACACTTTGATATATAAAGTTTTATTTACAGACCTACCACATTTAACAATGTTGTTTTCGGGAATTGCCCTGTAAATTCCAGATTGAAATCAAACTCACATTCACACGGCAAAGCCATATCTTTATAACGTTGATAATTAGATGAGCCAGCCATCTTCTGAACAGCTACCTTAGAACCATGACCTTGTTTAACTGGAACCAACACATAGAAATTTGTGCTGTCATAATTAACGTTACGGCCAGTCTTTTGATCTACAAATGTGCCTTGACTAGGCTCAATTCCCACAACTGTAAAAACTTGCTTGTTTGACATGGTTTACGCTCCTAAGCGATATTTTTAAAACGGAATGTTGATACTGGTTCAACGAACCAATCTGGTACTTGTTCTTCGAACTTGATTTCAACAAGCTTGATGAACGGAATTACGTTATTTGCAGATTGAGAATGAAGGTTTTGTAAAAAGACTCTTGAGAACAAACCTGAATTCTCTAAATCACTGAAATGCTTATAATATTGAGTTTCGCAGTAGCGTTTCTTCATAGCTTCGCAGCCGTGAAGCTCTAAGCCACAATAGAAATTGAACAAATTACGAGCCTTAGTTATAGACTTACGACCAGTTGGTGTAATGGTCGTAAACTTGCTTAATAAAGCTGCATAAACAGAATCATGATCAGTAAGTTTCATAGTTTGACCCTCTAGGGCTTTAAACATATCTTCATTGGCTTTTAGCCATAACTGCTGTAAAAAATTCGGGTTAAGTTCTTGATACTTAATTAATTGAAATAAATTAGTTGGAATGCCAAGTTTCTGAAGCCAAGCCTTCTTCATACCAGTTTCAATACGAAGTAAACCTTGCGCCCATTGCTGTAATCTTGGGTCTTCCATCACAGCAACAACACGTTCAGCAGCTTTGTCATTCTTTTTTGCCAACTTGCGTTGTTCTTCCAGTTGCTCCATAAACTCGACATATTTGCCGTAAAGCTTACGTTGCAACCACTTTGCACGTTCAGAACCGAAATAAACCGTATTCTTATGAAGCACTGAATGCTTTGATTTACGGGTATATTGGCCAGAGAAATTACGCATAAACGCAAGAACTTTAGCCACAGTATCGTCATCTTTTAAACGTGCTGAATAAGTCACGTCTAAAACCATAACTTCTGCCGATTCAATATGTAACATCGAATAAAGATCAGGATGTGTTTCAAGCAACCATCCGAGCATCTCGAAAGCACCCTCTTTTATCCAGTCTGTGCCGAAAACGTTGTGACCCTGCAAAATCTTCGCAGGACTACATTTCAACTCAACATACGGATAAACAGCACCTTCATGTACAAATTTGAAAGCCATCTTTGTATATGAAGTTGGAAGCCGTGAATAAGGGTGTCTTAAAACTTGGTGATGCTTCTCCCCGTCCTCATCCTTATAAACTTCCATAGCATCGAAACGGATAGATAAATCGAGAAGATCAAAGCCGAAAATACAGTATTTGCCATCATCTCGTACTTCTACGAGAGACGCATCAACCGGTATCCTCATCTCGATTTTATCCAACATTTCCCCACCATGTGAACATGCATGCATTGATGCAATATGCGGAATTTACCACAGTGATACACGCATGCACAATACATGCATGCAAAAATACATGTATCATTTTCTACATTGTAGGACTTGGAAATTTAAGAATGGTGCAAAGCGTTAGGCTTAACGACAAAGAGCAAGAAGAGCTCAGAAAGAAAGCTGTTGAATTGAACAAGATTTTAATTGCTAAAGGTCAACAACCAATTAGAGATAGTGAGTTAGTTCACATTCTAATAGAAACTGGATTAGATCTTGTAGAAATTAGTAACAGCGGAAAGTTACATATCCCAAAATAGTGAAAACTCCGTTTTTCCGGAGTAAAGTCCACCACCAGAGATGTGGACTCTCCCACCCTTCAAACTTCGCATAATGCAGATTGATGTTAAAAAGCCCCGTGATATTCAATTTTATCACTGGGGCTTAGTAACATAATCTGTGCACCACATTATGCGAACTTTCAGTTATTGTTTTTTATCCGAAAAAAAGCACCAAATTACTAAAGCGATTAAGAAGAAAATAGTCAAAAGAAGAGCAAAGGACAAAATAAAACTATCATTAAATTGTGTCATTTTTTGCCAATCCTTCAAAAATCACAAGTGTTGATTTTATTCACTTTTTTAATCACCGGTTTAAGCTGCAGTAGAGCGAGCACTTGTAATAAAATGCCAATCACTCCTCAGCCCAATGTTGCTGTAAATGTGCTTCAAAATCTTCTTTTAAAATCAAATTTTGACACAAATCGCAGGGAGTATATTTAGTTCTTATTTTCTTTAGTGCAGGCATATTATCAGATCCACCTGCTCCAAAAATAGTGAAATAAATATCTGTTAATTCGCCCAATGTTAGATCGACAACAATGGGAGTTGTATTATCAAGATCATAATATTTAATTGTCATATCACATCTCA